TAAACGTCTAGCTGCATGTGATTGGGTAGTAACAAAAGCACTAGAAGCTGGTGGGTCTGTGCCTAGTGCATGGGTAACTTACCGTACAGCACTACGTGATATTACAGGACACTCTAACTGGCCTAACCTAAACTATCCTGACATGGAAGGCAAAGGGGGCGATTGGCCTGTGGAGCCTAGCTAATGGATATAAACTGGACATTAGTAACAATAGCAGGAGCATTACTAGCACAGGGTGCTGCTGTAGTATGGGCAGTGTCCAGTATGGTATCAGACATACAGTATAACAGGGCTGAGATAGCTGATGTAGAAAACAGCACAGCAAGACTAGCTGATGATATACATGAGAATGACGTAATGATTGCACGTATTGATGCAAATGTAGAAGCAATCAAGGATGCATTAAATGTGGTTACAACTAATCACGCAAAGAGATAATTAAATGATAGACCCCGTTACAGCTTTTGCTGCAGCTAATGCAGCCTTCAAAGGGGTCAAGATGCTAGTAGGTGCTGGTAGAGAGATACAAGATGTATCACAGCAACTAGGTAAGTGGTACGGTGCAGTAGCTGATATTACTAGGGCTGAGTCCCAACGTAAAAACCCTACATGGTTAGACAAGCAGACACACGGTACTGACAACATAGAACAAGAAGCAATGGACATTATTGTTCGTAAGAAAACATTGCTTGAGAAAGAAAAAGAAATAAAGTTTATGTTAGACTACAGGTTTGGTCTTGGCACATACGATGAAATGTTAGGTATGCGTAGGCAGATACGTAAGGAACGTGAAGATACTGTGTATGCGGCGATGGAAGCTAAAAGACAGATGGCAAACAACGCAGCTATAGGTGGCCTATCATTACTAATCATTGGTGTATTAGGTGGGGGCATATATCTGATATCACTAGGAATTGGTTAATGATTAATCTTGTTGTGTTACCCCTTGTGTTAGCAGGGCTGTTAAGTAACCCTGAGTTTGTACAGTGTCACTTAGCAAAAAGAGTTAAAATACAGGGAGAAATGGTTTGCATTTACCGTGGACCTAATGGTACAATAGGCTACCACTACCCTATGTTTAAGTTTAGTGAATGCCCTAAGACGTATATGTGTAGATACACACCTAATGCTAAGAAGAGAGTATCAGTTCAAGATATACTAGATGGCCTAAAAGATGGCTTTGAATAAGAGAGAGAATTAAAATGGTAGCAATGCTGACAAGAAACTTGCCCGGTGAAACACAGGATCAAGCAAATAAACGTATAGCATCTAGTATGTCTTTAGAGCAATTAAATGCACCACGGGCTGCAATGGGCTACCCAGCAGGGTATTTAGAGGCTATGGACGCTAGAAAAGCTCAACTAGAGGCTCAGCAGAAAGCTCAACTAGAGGCTCAGCAGAAAGCTCAACTAGAGGCTCAGCAGAAAGCTCAGCGGGATGCGGGAGGTCTTTTGGCTCCACCGTTCAGTTTTTTGGAGCCGCCTGTAGGCGGTACAGGAGGGGGCCTGATGGAGAGGCAATATGAAAAAACCCCCATGGGCAACCCTACACCAATGCAAGACAAGTTAGACACGCTCAACCAAGAGCTTGCTGATCTGTACGCACAAGATCAAAGTGATCCTGCTACGATTAAAGCTATAGAAGAAAAGACCAAAGAGCAACAAGCTGCTGGTGCTGCAGCTATGACTGAGGGACAGCAGAACCTTGTAAGTACTGCAGTTAAGTCTCCTGAACAGTTAGCGACAAAAACCCCTGTATCCACAATAAACCCTAACACTGTAGGAACTACCATTGATCCCAGCCTTGGTGACGCAGGTGCTACAGGTGGGGCTACACCTACGATAACAGGTACAGGACAACAAGCCGTAACTCCTGACGCTATGACCCCTGCATCTGTACAAGCTACAGCAACTAAAGGCGCAGTAGATACTGCACTAGGTGACGTAGATGCAGCACAAGGCACTGTTTCAACTACAGTTGACGCTGCCACTAAAGACCCTACCACAGTAGCTGGTACAGACCTTGATGTAGATCAGATAGCTAATGCCACACAGGTAGTTAAACCTGATGCACGTAAAGTTGAGACAGGAGAGCTACTAGATGGCTCTGCCGTTAACATGGCTGCAGTCAAGGAAGCTACTGAGTTTGAAGCTGCACAAGCTGATCCATCTAAGCAAGCTACCGTCAAAGGTCAACTAGATGACTTGATGGATGACTTTGACGATGGTGCTACACCTGCATGGGCTGCAGGAGCCATGAGAGCAGCTACAGCAGCAATGGCTGCACGTGGGCTAGGCTCTAGTAGCATGGCAGGACAAGCTATTGTACAAGCTGCAATGGAATCAGCCTTACCTATTGCTCAACAAGACGCACAAACGGTAGCTGCATTTGAGGCTGCTAACTTAAGTAACCGTCAACAGACTGCCTTGTTTGCGGCACAACAACGTGCTGACTTTCTTAAGTTAGACTTCAATCAGGAGTTCCAATCACGTGTAGAGAATGCAGCTAAGATTAGTGACATAGCTAATGTTAACTTTACTGCAGAACAACAGATTGCATTAGAGAATGCACGTATGGCTCAGACAGTAGACCTGACTAACTTATCTGCACGTAATGCTAAGATCATGGCTAACGCTGCAGCTATGGCTAACATGGACATGGCTAACTTGAGTAACCAACAGCAAGCCAGAGTAGAGAACGCTAAGAGCTTCCTGCAGATGGATTTATCTAATCTAAATAATGCTCAACAGGTAGAAATCTTTAAGGCTAACTCAGTACAGCAAGCAATACTTAGTGACGCTGCAGCAGACAATGCAGCTAAACAGTTTAACGCTTCTAGTGTTAATCAAACAAATCAATTCATGGCTGACTTAGAGTCCCGTACTTCTCAGTTTAACGCTGCACAAAGTAATGCTTTAGAGCAGTTTAACGTAGGTGAAGTAAACTCTATTGCTAGGTTTAATGAAGAGCAGAACAACGCCAGAGAAGAGTTTAACACTAAGAATGCTTTGATTATAGCACAGGCTAATGCACAGTGGCGTCAAGCTACAACCACAACTAACACAGCCGCACAAAACGAGGCTAACATGCAGGACGCCAAAACTATGAATGCGTTTACTGCCAGTACGCTAGACCAAGTATGGCAAAGGGAGCGAGACTTGTTGAGCTATACTTGGCAAGCTAATGAAAGCTCTTTAAAAAGAATTAACGATGTTATTATACAAAACATATTGGCTACTTCTTCTGCAAATAATACAGCCGCTACAAATGCAGCTAGTGTTCAAGCTGCTGCTGTTGCTGCAGAGGGTTCTAAGTGGGGCCAGATTGGTGCAGCCGTATTAGGGATGAATTGGGGGTAGATAATGGGACTTTTTAATAAAGACGCAAAAGAACGCTTTGAAGAAACAATGGAAGCTGGGCCTCCTGTAGCTGCAGAAGAAATACAAGCTTCTGTTGGTGAGGAAGGTAAGGGTAGAGGCTTAGGAGCTAAACAGAATAATAACTTTGCTTTAAGTAAAGCAGGGCAAAACTTGTATGGGGCTTCTCAGGGAGCTTTAAATCTACAGGATAAATTAAAAGCAGAGCGTGAGGCTAAACAACAGTCGCAACAGAGGTCTAGTATAAATGATATTTTGTTCTCTGTTATGAAAGAGACTGAAAAAGAAACACAAAAGTACTCACCTTCTGCAGAGGGTACTTTGGGTACAGCTACCTACCTTACTCAAGATGAAAAAAGACAACGGGGTAGTCTTGGTCCTGTAGCTGAAAAGCTAATGACTGCTAAAGAGTCAGGCAGTGGCGGCTATGACAGTTTGTATGACCAATCACAAAAAGAAACCTTTAAGGGTATTGTACCTACCGAAATGACTATTGGAGAAGTATTAGCATTTCAAAAGAAACGAGGTGCAGGTTCCTATGCATCCTTTGTAAAAGCTAACAATCCAAGTGGTAAACTTTCTACACCTGTAGGTAAGTTTCAATATGTAGGGTCTACTTTACAAGATGAAGTAGATAAAAACGGCTACGATCTTAATGCCAAGTTTGATGCTGCAATGCAATCTAAGATTTTCTACAACCACGCTAACAGAATAATAAAGAACCTTAAGACACAAGCAGGAAAACGCTCTAAAATGAGGGCAACTTGGGAAGGCTTTAAGAGTAAAAAAGCCGTATCAGATAAAGAGCTAGATGCTCTTATAGCTGAGATACAAAGTCGTAAATAGAAAAAGGCAACAATAAAAATGAGTACAGCATTAAACGGTCCAATTCCCGGTCAATCATTTGCGGATAAACCCGGCAACTATCCTTGGGAGCGTCCTCCTGAGACTGCTGATCCTACAGAAGCACTTAGTATGCATCTTAAAAAGATGGCTGGCCCTAAGTATATGGAAAGCGCATTGTTTTTAATGGAGTTAGGCATACCTGCAGAGGTAGTTACTAACACTACCTTAACTATGGCTATAGGTAACGGCATTCATAGCGTTGATGTAGGACTTATTATTGCCCCTGCTATTCATAAAGAAGTTGTATCTATTGCTCAAATGGCTGGTATTGAATACGTTGAACATTTCCCAGAGGATGCAGAGAAAGAGCAACAAGCTAAAGATATGCTTCAAGCTAAAGTTATTGCTAAACTAAAAAGTAGTAAGCCTGAAAGTAAGACAGAAATCTCACAGACTATGGAAGCTATGACTAGCCCACAGACAGAAGAGTTTGAAGATATGCGAGAGCAAGACGTTCCTATGGAAGGTGATGATATGATGGCTATGGATCAATCGCCACAAGAGCAAGCACCACAGGAGCCGCCTAATGAAATGGGTATGGGCTTAATGAGTAGGGGGGCATAAGACATGGCTATTAATGCAAACGTATTGAGCTTTGTTGCAGGGGCAGCAGAGCAATTCACAAAGAACAAAGATGAGTTTAAAAAAGAACTACGCGAGAATAAGCGTAGGCAGCGCGATTGGATAAACACTTACGGTAATAAAGTTCTTAATGAAAATAAACAACAAGAGGAATCCGTAACAGCCGCTTTAAAACAGTTAGAGTCCAGAGGACTAGCCCAACCAGACGTACTGCAGCTTATGCAAAGGCATGGCGTAGAGGCTGTACTGCAATTGCAGAAATATGTAAATGAGTATGAGAGTAAGAACGATACAACAATAGACGCTGAACTTATGAATAAGGTATGGAAGGCTGCAGATGACTTCACTCTTACCAGTGATAATTATGGTGATGCTGTATCTAAAGTCTTTGGTACAAATAAAGCAGGTGCAACAGCCCCTGTAATACAAGAGGCAGAAGAAAGAAGCTTCTTTGATAAAATTAAAGCCAATCTCAGTGGCGATTATGAGGATGAAGAATACGCTGACTTCTTGGATGACCCAACTGAGGGTATAGGTGATCAGAGCATTAACGATCTAAGACGTATGGCTGCTGCTTCACCTTCTATGCTTGGCACTGATGGTTCTGCTGTGTTTGACAGGTCTGCTCTTAGGGGTAGTGAGTCAACCAGTGCTGAAAGAGCCTCATGGAAAGACCTTAAAAAGACTATAATATTTAATACCTTGGCTAACCTTGATCCTACATTGGCTAAAGAAATACGTATAATTGAGACTATGGACGGGGAAATAACTCGTAATATAGACGATCAATGGAACATGTTAAGAAACTCAGACCAATACAAAGAAGCACTAGAAGAAGCTACACGAAATGCTGCACAAGGTATTGATCTGGGTAGCAACAGGGCTGCTTGGAACTCGTATGGCGGTCAAGATGCTCTAAATGCAATACTTAATCCTAAAACTATAGAGGAGCTATTTGAAGACACAGGCCGTGACCCTTCTGAATTGCAGGTATTTGCAACTGATGAAGAAGCACTTGAGTTCTTTAAAAAGAATGCTGAAGAATTTGTATATGTAGGCACAGACAATGATAAAGAGCTTATTGCCCGTCCTAATAATCTACCTGTAACACCTGATACTGAAACTGATAATGATGATGATGACCCTACAGTAGATACATCAGAACTACCCATAGTAGAAGGGTCTTACAATAGTGATCTAACTCTAAAAGCCCAACCTACTGTAGCACCTGAAGGTATTCCTAAACGTCCAGAGCCTATTTATAGAGGCGAGGAAAAGAAGCTACTTGAGAAACCTAGAAACAAAAGAGCCATAGATGATTGGGACGATCAATATGGAGATAAGTATAACCCTGATGCTACTTACAAGATAGTTAGACCTCAAGGCCCAAGACCTGAAGATATAAATAGCCGAGAGTATTATGAGTATGAGCTTTGGGATGCTACCTACGGAGATACTCATGATCCACTTACAGGATACCCTCTAATAGAAGGCTTAGATAAGACCCTCATTCCTAACTCAGGAGAAACTGAATAATGGGTAGACGCCTTACATGGAATCCTCCTGCTGAAGAACAAGAGCCTGACTTCATGACCTACACAGGTGGTGAGAAGGATACGTTTGGCATTAGTGACCTCACAGAAGATCACAACTACAACGTCATTGAAGCGCAGATGAAAGCTCGCTTTGGTATGTCTGAGAAGTCTCACGACAGGCAAGAAGTCGTAGATAAGTGGATTAATTACAACAGAAAGTTTCTGGTAGGTAACACCCTTAGTGTACTAGGTGAAGCCAGCTATCTAAGTAAGTCTAATGATGAAGAGAAAGTAAAAGCTCTCAACTCGTACAAACTCTTTGATAACATGAAGGGTTCCTTTAGTGGTGGTACTGTTGGTCAAAAGCTAGACAGTGTGTATGACTACGGTATGGCTTTAATTGTAGACCCTGTTAACTTGGTTAGTTTTGGTGCTGGTAAGTTAGCTACAGGAGGTGCTTCAAAGGTAGCTGCTGAAGCTGCAAAAGAAGCTTTAACAATTTCAGCTAATCAAATAATAAAAAAGGCGGGACAAGAGGGTGCTAAACGCTCTATGCTTAAGCCAGCCGTAAAAGCTGAGATAGGTAGAGCGCGTCAACGTGTGCTTAGTAAGGCACTAAAGGGTGAGGCTGTAGAAGGCTTAGAGGAAGGCGTTGTAGAGGGTGCGCTTAAGAAGGCTGCAACTAAAGAGCTTAAGGTTGGTATAGGTACTGAGACTGTTAGTATGTTAGGTATTGATGTAGTACAGCAAAACATGGCTTATCGTAATGTAGGCTTTCAAGATGATTTCAATTATTTAAACTCTGGCTTAATTGCTGGTGGGGGTTTCTTTGGCTACGGATTAGCTAAAGCTTTTGGTATGTTCTCTGGTGCAGACCTCCCCAAGTCTGTAGCGTTAGATACATATGATGCTGCTGTAACTGCAGAAGCTGCAGCTATAAAGATGGCAAAGCAAGAGGGCATAGAAAAGAATAAAGAAGTATTAGAAAAACTTAGGGCAGACACTGCAGAGGCAAAACAAGCTAGAGATAAAATTATAGCCTCTATTAACGCTAGTAAAGAAGCCTCTGAAAAGTGGGCTAAGATGTTAGCAGAAGGTAGAAAGACTGCGAAGGGTTTAAGAGAAGACGGAGTTACCAGTAGTCCAGATTCAGTAGAAGGCATTAGTGCTTTTCTAAATGGTAATAAAAAAGGTGAAAACCAGTTTGACGGTATGAGAGATATATTTGAGCAAAATGGTATTAAGCTTGTTGGTGAAGATGATGTATGGCGAGGTGTAGTACACTTTGTTGCTGATACAGCCAAGAACGCACCTGAACCCATTAAAAAAGAAATACAGTCTTTGTATGAAAATACTATAAAAGCTTTAGATGAAGGCTTTGCTGGCGTTAATACTTTAGATGAAGCTATGCCCTTGATGGCACAGAAGTTTAGTTACGCTGGTAGTT